AATGCATGGATAATATCAAAGAACTTAACGAGCTGGAAGAACAGCTGAAAGCAGAAGAACAGGAAAGTGAGGATGAGGATTAATGGAAAAAGTAGTGATTCAGACCGGTGCGAAGACATACCAGATTGCTGATCAAGACGGAAATGATCTGGGCGTGTTCAGATTTATTCCTTCAGATGCAGGTATTTTAAAGAGGTATAAAGAGGCAGCAGCGTTTTTTACTGGAATTAATGACAAAATCAAGGATAAAGACTTCGAGGAAATTCTTCCAGATCTGGAAAAGGAAGCCGGGGAGAAGATTGATCTGTTGTTTGGTGCTCCTGTATCAGAGAGCTTCTTCAAGATTACCAGTCCGTTTACCATTCTCGACAGTGGGGAAATGTTCGCAGAACAGATTATTACTGTTATCGGTGGGATCATCGAAAAAGAGCTGGATGCCAGAGAAAAGGCGCAGCAGAAAAGGATAAAAAAGTATACTGACAAATACGCAAAGAAAGAAGTAGCCGAAGCGTAGCTACATAACAGGGCTGTCCTGGTAACGGGATGGTCCTGAGTATATAACGGCATTGGAAACAGGATTCAGTGCCCGAACCTCAAATAGTTTGGAGGCAGATAGAACATGGCAGATGGTTCAATTATCATTGATACCAGAATAGATACCGGCGGCGTGTCGAAAGGAATGAATGCTGTAAAGGCTGGAATGACCAGAATATCCGCACAGGTATCGAAGATGGGTGATTCAGCAAAAAGTTCTTTCCAGAGGCAGATAACAGCAATAACGGACCTGTATCAGAACTACGAGAAGCAGGAACGTAAAGTATCAGAGTTAAAATCGAAGCTGGAAGAACTGAGCAAAGTCAGAATTGAGACAGAGGAATACAAAAAGCTCAAAGACGACATGAAAGCGCTGGAAAATGAGTTTGAAAAGGTTGAGACAAAACAGCGTGAATGGCTGGAGATGGGCTTTTCAATAGATTCTGCACCGCTTAAGGAGCTTGACAAACAGATGGATGGCATCTGGGCAGATATTGACAGATTACAGCGGAAACAAA